GAACTATTACAGGTAGAATATTGTTATCATGGTCAAACATTATAACCGCCTCTGACTTGTAAAGAGTTTCTAATGCGTCTAACTCTTCCTGCCTTAAATAGTCAGTTCTTAGTCGTCTTAGATTAGTTGTCTTGTTTCCTACCTCTCGAATGTTTGGCCTATTGATATTCGTCAAATCTGCAAAGGTTGTAGCTGCGTAGTCTATTCCATCAGAAAGAATCCTTTTGCCTTTTTGAACTTGAACAATCTTATCAGTCGCTAAAGTAAAGTTTTGGTATTCATCCCCATCTTCGTTGTTAGCCCATCTTAAACGGTATCTTCCTTGCTTTGGGTTGCATTGTGCTCGGTAGATGGTTATCTCTTCGCTAAAATATTCAGCAGATTCTCCATCGTCATATTGAATTTTTACCTTAACGTATGCAGTTTCTTCGATAAAAAAAGGATTGATATTGATATTCCAATAGGCTGTCCCTGTTAAGTCAGGCCGACTCGTTAATATTGTTTCGTCGGTTTGAATAACAGAACCTGATGAATCGTAGAACGTGGTTATCCTTTTAGTGGCGCCAACAAGTACACCACCGGCCAAAGCTAAAAAACTTGGAAAACTCAATAACTCAATATCATCTTCCAACAGGTATAACGTTTTCTTAATCTTTGGCAACTTCAAAGGAGTTGTATCATACCAATTAGGATCTCTATAATTCAGCTCATTCATTAACGGTTTGTAGCCGTTGTAAACTAGGAAACTGTCATCTGTATCGTAGCCTTGAAATGTTGGAGCATCACCTTCAACTGCCGCAAAAGTCTCACCTATTTCTATCTGAACATATCCAAAAGAGTTTGGTGCACTTGATTCTGTTTGGCCTGTGTACTCATTAAACATAAAGTCCTCAATCAATACCAATGGATTAGCGGTTGCTTGTGTTCCTATTGGTGTCAATGATTTAGTTATTACTTGTCCTGTGTTGGTATACGTTACTCGTAAATCATAAGTCAGGTTGTACACCGCTGCACCTGTTCTATTTATGATAACGTAGAAAGGATTCTTAACACCGTAAACCCCTATTGTTGGGTCTGCGTATTTGTAGTCTGCTGTTACTGCCATTACTTTGTTTTTATTCCTGCGTTCTTTAAATTGAAAATCATTATGTCTTTAACGTCTTTTGCTAATGCTTCTTCCATGTTTGGTATCTCGTCATTCAAAGCCCGCTCAGCTCCTTTCTGAACCGCTGGTACTTTTCTTATTCCTTTTTCTGCAATAGACCTACTAATCAAAAAAGCTGCACTATCAATATTCTTTTGGTTCTTTGGTACTAACTTGCTAACCGTTTGTCCGTACTTGTTTTTGTATACCTTTCTCAACTTGAACTTAGGGCTTTTAATGTATTTCTTAATCGCTCCAATGTTGACAAACTTCTTCTTAAAGCTAAAGTCTGAACCTCGATTGTTCTTTGTTCCATTTACTCCCCACTCAATAAATACGCCGTACTTTTCTTTCGTCGTAAAGTTCAATACTAAAGAATCATCTTCTTCTTTTATTTCAAACCCTAATCCGTCCCCTAACTTGCCTGTGTTTTGTGTAGGTCTTTTCTTGCCGTCGAATCCTTTTAGTTTAAGATTACCGCGAGCATAGAATAGAGTCTTTTCTCCAAACGTAGCCAAGGCTTTATTTAGGGCTTTGAAACTCACGTTAAACAGATTTTAGAAATGTTAAAAGTAACAGTAAACTCTACACCTCCAAGGCCATCTTTCAAAACAGAGTTTAAAGGAGTCGCAGTTGTTACGGCATTAACTCCAAAGTCTGCACCTCGAAGATGCTCAACAAAACCTGAGGCAATACTAAAGCAATCGCTTATCACTTCCTTTCGTCTTAGGTCCTTGTCTCCTTGATTGGAAACTACATCCATCAAACGAAACCTAAGATTGAACAGATTTACGTTCTTATCGAATGTCATTTGTCCATCGTCTAAGTAGAAAGTAAGTAGTGGATAAATCTTATCAATATTCGTGTCAGGATACTTCTCAAAAGCAATCAACTCTATTTCATTAAAGTTTAACGCTTCTATTGATTCAATGACTTGTTTAATTGAGTTTTTCAACTTTTATTCTTTTGGTTAATATATTCTATTTCTTCTTGCTCCAACCAACTCATCACTCTCCAAAGTTCTAACCTCTCAACGTCCTCCATCTTGGTTATATCCCCGTTGCTAATTCTCCTCAACACACTGTACATTCTTCTACCTGACTCTTCAATGTTACTTCCACCCTTATACAGAATTGGGTAATTGTCTTTCAAAATTACAACTAATTTATCAAATACTTTCATTGCCCATAGAGTATATCTAAATTGTTCCTTGTGAAATAACTGTTGGCCTTCTAAATATTCTTCATCCGAATATAGTTTTGTCCAATCCTTACGATAAAGCAAAGCAGGGACCGCGTGGAAGTACCTCAGGTCGTCCGTAAGCTCTACGTTTAGTAATTCAATAAAGAACTTAAAAGGCATCTTTAGAAGTTCCTTAATCAAGTATCTTTTGCCATCCTTAGTTTTTATTAATTCAGGTGGCTCTCCTATATCATCCATCTCTATTAATTTTAGAAATGTAGACACAACTGCCATCTGTTTCTCAATAGTAAATAGATTGGGATTTTTATCTATGTGATTAAAAAAAATCTTTATCTTCTCTTCTATTGTCTCCGCCGATCCAAGGAGCTGCATTAGCTCCAGTGAAATCTCCTTTGTTGAACTTGGTATGGATAGTGTCAATTGGTAAGTTTTTAGGGTTAATCATATTTGAATTGGTAAAGACTACATATCTGATCGCATCAATTAAATGGTTGTAGTTGTCAATCGGTGCTTCTTTTGCTTTGCCGTTCCAACAATAGTTATTTAATTCTACTGCTAAGTTTTTGCTCGTTTCTGTTATTATTATCTTGTAGTCTTTCATTAATTCTATTCCTTGCAATACAGAACCTGCACCCTTTCGAGTTGGTGTTATGCTTTTCTTTGCAACCATAGTTAAGGAGTTTATTAAGCGTTGTTCCGCACTGTCTGCTATTATCTCTCCTGTAAGTATTGAAACCTTCTTCGCTAGCTCTGTTTGCGTTTGACCATACTCATAAAACTGTTCATCTAAGTAAAGTATTTTTCGCTTCTCGTCTATTGAAACTTTGCAGCAAGCATCCGGATCATTTACAAAACCAAAATCTAAACCATACCAATAAGGTAATGATTCATCAAATTGGCCATACTCCCATTCAAATATAACGCCTTCCGCTTTATCTCTCCAACCTCCGAGTATTACGTGATCAAACTTCTTAGGGTCTGTTTGCTTTATGTACTCTATCGAGTTAACATAGCTTTGACTTAGGTTATCTAAGTTGTCTAAGTAAGTGGTATGAATATAACAAGTGTCATCTTTAATTCCATTCCAACCACCTTCAACTCCTCTGCTTTCAAAGAACCGTTGATAAATCCAATGCTCTTTAGTTGTTGGGTTAAGTATTAGAATAACGATATTTTTACTATGCTTAGAACGAATTGACAAATCTATTTTATCAAATGTACTTTCATCTACTAACTCTTCTGCTTCATCCAATATCCAAACCGAAACGCCTTGCAGAGATTTAAGGTTGGCAGTTTGGTTTCCTGAACTTGTTTTGATTCCACTAAACAGAATATTGCTACCTGTTTTAAGGTTTGTTATCTCGTTATTATTTATGATAAAATGATCATTAGCATCTAGTAATTCTATCTTCTCCTCAAATTCCGGAATAATAGACTTCTTTGCTGAAATTAACGTGTAACGAGTATAAAGGGTTTTGCTATTTTGCTCGAAGGTTTTTAAACAATCCCACAAAGAAACAGAGAAAGACTTTGAAGATCCTCTTCCTCCTGTAACAATGTAATATCGCACTCCATCAGATTGCTCAAATAAAGGCTCAAACTTTTCATTTATCTTTAGTTCTGACAAAGCTAATAGGGCTAATGTTTATTTCTTCTCCACCACTCGTTACGTCCATTGATTGTTTAGGCTTACCAAAGCAGTATTCAAAGTAAAGTTTAACCGCCCAACCTTCACCATCAACTAAAGCGCTTTCTAATGCTTTAAACGCTTTTGGTTCTAATGGGCTTAGTTTCTCTATCAGCTTTCTTTCGTCTGCTTTAGGTTTACGTCCTGCAAATCCTTTAGTGCTATGTCCTCCGTTATTTTTTCTGCCATCAGCCATAATTAATAAAATTTAATTATTTAATCCCAATAGATGAATATTAAATCGCTTTCCTCTTTTTCCTTCATATCAATTGCTTTGAACGTCTGCTAGTATTACTAGTTTAATTAGTTCGTTTTCTTCTTCATCGCAAACGCGCCAAACATTGTCCAAACACAGATCGTATAATATAATATCATCTACAACTTTAGTCTCCATTAATCAAAGTACTATTTACAAAAATAATCATTTAAGTTGATTTATTTTTAATTTATACACTTTAATTTGTTCTTTTATTTCCGGTATTAGCATCTTGTTACTTTCCTGACAATTCTCTAACCATTCAACCTTATCAACTCCAATTCTATTAATCAATTCTTTTCTGTATACGATTAAATTTCCAT